ATTGATCACCGGCTGCTGCTTGGCTGGAATGTGAATGAGCGATGACATATGCAACGAGAGTTTCAACGTGTCGGCGGTTCAGGTCACCACGCATGAAGGCGCAGGCGTCCGCCACCAGCGCATGGTAAGCCGCCGTGGTCAATCCTGCAACACCCCCACCGCTCAAAGCGCGCTGCCGGATCAGATGCGCGCGCGGGATGCCATGCGCTGCTGCTTCAGCGTTCAACCGCGCCAGGTCGTCAGCGGTGACATTGATCTTGATTTCGGGCATTCAGTGGTTCCAATCGAGGCGGAGCATAGGCAAAAAGCGGCGTCCTAACGCAGTTTGCGGGGTTCGGACGGTGAGACGCCTTGCGGCCACTGGTCTTGTCCTACCGTCCTACCGTCCTAACCTCTTAATAAAATGGGATAAAGAGGGGGAGGGGGAGGGGGATTAGGAAACTCTTAAACCCTATGTAGGACCAGACGGGGATAGGACGGCTCAAAACCCAGTCACAGCAATGGATCTCGCCGTCCGCACCCACTTAGGACGGGGCGTAGTGCCAGCGTCTCTTGCCTGTCGCCTCTCGTCTGCGGACCAACCCGAGATCCTTGAGAATCGCAGCCACCTGCATCTGATCCGATCGGTTTTGGCGCTCCAGTGGTTTTTTGATTCCGTGAGTAAGAACGTCCTCAATCGTGAGCACATCAGTAGAACGCCTGCGGGCAAGATATTCCTCAATGGCACTACGCCATGGCGAGTCAATCACGTAGTTATCATTCTCTTCGGTCACCTTGACTTCCATCTCAACAGGTAGCCGGTTAGTCTCACCTGCCCTGTAGGCATGTACAACGGCGGACCAAATCGCATCGCGTTCAAGCATCAGTGAAGCGGTATCAATCTGGTCCTGCTGCGTCTTAGTGGTCGGGATGACCCAGAAGCGGCGGTTGCCAGTTTCATCCACTAGAAACCCAGTGGTTTTGTTAGTTGTGCCAACGATGATGCCACGCCTTGGGAATGACTCAACTTCCTTGCCATAGGGCACGCGCATTAGATCAATAGCCTGCGAAAGAAAGGCTTTTACCTGTCCGGCATGACGCCTACCTGTGATGTGGTCAAGCTCCGCCCATTCCATCATCCACGACCGATGGAGTACCATCACGTCGTCTTTTGTGCTGATGTCGCCTAACGCATCTGAGAAGAACGGGCCACCTAGGCAACCCCAGAAGCTGGACTTGTAGGCACCTTGATCGCCCATCAATACGCAGGCGGTGTCGTGCTTGCAGCCAGGGTTGAAGGCACGCGCCACAGCACCGATTAGCGTGCGCTTGAGCATCTCGTCATAGATGGTCGGCTCTGGCAGCGCGGCATCACACGGCCGCAGGTAAGCGGTGGCCAGCCTGTCGATGTAGGTCGGTGCAACGTGGTCGGCGCAATGCTCTAGGTAAAGGCGCACCGGGTCGTATGGCTTCTCGCTTGCCACTTGGACCAAGCAATCAATGGCAAGCTCCTTGCCGACCTTGTAGCCCTGCTCTGCCAACTTGAGGTAATAGCGGTCGACGCCTTCGATCACTTGGTTATCGACCTCGATCTGCTGGGTAAAGATGTTGAGCCTGATGTCACCGGCATTGCGACGCAGGTACTCCAGCAGCTCGGCGGCCTCCAGCTTCTCTGGCTTCCCCCCTACTGGCGCACGACCGCCAGACTGCGGCTCCGGGTCAGCGGTGCGGCCGCCAACCTCGCGCCGTACTGGGCTGGCGCTACGCCATCCGTCTTTCTTGGCCATGTCGCCAAGGGTGCCGAGCGTGATGCCGGATTTCTTAAAGCTCCGCCATTTGCGTTGGCAGTCGCTGGGTTTGTGCTTAGCGGACTGCGCCGACCACTGCTCCCATTGATCGAGCAGGCTGTCATCGCCGACGCTGTGAAGCGACATACCAACCGCGAGCCAGTCGTCGTAGTCATCAGCGCGGCTGGTATCCAATGCGGCAAGATATGACCGCGCGCGATCCGCATCGCCCTGCGGGTCAGGCAGCTGGACTAGCTCGGCGCGTACCGGCTGCGGCTGCGGTCTGAGCATCCGCTCAATCAATCCAAGCGGCGCTTCTGCTATGTCGCGGTCGCCTGGCCCATGGCCTGGCACCCAGTAGTAGCCGGTGGTTTGTGGGTGTGCTCCGGCTACGACGGACTGGCAGCCGTTCCATCGCAGCTCTACTTGCTCGGCCTTGCCGTCGTCATCAATGACGCCGGTCTTGTATTTGCGCGTGGCGATCGCATCCCAGTACTGCTGAGGCACGCGGTAGATGATTTGCATCCGGCCATCGCGGCCTGACTTGACCACCCAGCTGCGCGGCAGGGATGACAGCGGCAGATCCCACTCGGCCAAGAGCGTGCTGGCTGACTTGCCGTCGTGATCCAAAAACAACAGACCACCAGACGGCACGCCACAGCACACGCCAATGGCACGTGCGCGACCGCTGCTCAGTTCGGCCAGCAGCGCATCCTTATTAAGTGGGTTGTCTTGCCATGCCGGCTGATACGGGCGCTTTTGGCCATCCACGGCGACATAGCCCCAGTCGTCGGGCAGGCGGGCCAATTCTTGCTGCAGGCTCACTTGGACTCCTTGGCGCGGCGCATGGCTTCTTCGACTACAAGGCGGATCACGGCGCTGCGGGACAAGCCGCCAATGCAGCGGCTGTCAAGCCATGCCATTTGCTCTGGCGTGAACTGCACGGCTAATGGGTGTGAAAGCGGCATGGGTCCTATCGGATGCTTGCGCAGCCTACCGGAACCTGCTACGATGCGCAAGCCAGGCGGGTTTACTAGGCCATGGCCCCTTTGGGGCTGTTTAGCTCCACATCCGCCGCACCACTTGCCACATGAAACAGATCAGCTTTTTGCCAGAGCCTGCGCCCATGCCAGAGCCGCAACCGATCCACATCGGCCAGCGCGTTTGGGGTTGCGACTATGGCTCCGGTTATTTTCACGTTCATTGCGACGGCACATACAAAAAGGTATTGCCCGATCAGTTTGCCGCCTTGTCATTTGCAGCCGCTGGCGATGTGGTTGTTGTCGAAAACGCACACATGCAGCCAAAAGTTAAAAGCCTTGCGCAGGTTTTTAGCTTTGAGCAACTTGTTGCAATTAAGTCGGAGGCATTGCGCCGTGACATTTCAATTCGCTTGTGGTTTCACTCGCAAACACCTAAATGGCGGGCAATGCTTAGGACGGGCGACAAATCAGATGAGGTGGACGCAAAAACTATCTACCAAATTATTCAATATCGCGGGCTTGATGGATTGCAGTACTTCAATCCACGGCGGCAATACCCACCACGCATTGAATGGGCGCACGAGCAACTTTTGGACATGAATGAATGGTTGAATATAGCCAGATGCGATTACCAATCCAAGAATTGCGCAGCTTTTATGTTGTATATAAAAGAAGGCAGGCCAGCAGTAGTAAGGACAATGCTGCAAAATCGTATTACTGGCACATGCAGCCCTGATCTTTACAAAGATTGCAGCGAGTGGTTTCTTAAATCACAAGGGGCTAAGAAAAATGAACATATTTATGGCTTGAGCTTGTGGGCTGCTTTTGTGGCTAGTGACGGCACAACACGCAAATTCAATGGCCAGATGCCTGGCGTTAAGTTTGTGATGCAAGAACTATTGCGGCAGCGACCTAATCATTTTAAGGGTGGTACTGCTAGGTCAAACATCATGCACCATCACTTCAGAAACTTAGCAATAGCTGAACTTGGCACGCGGGCAAGCAAAACGCGATTGCATGAGCTTGAGCCGCGTGAAAAGGAAAAGTTTCTTGTTTTTAGACGCCGCTATCGCAAGGCGATGACAACCACGCTACATGCAATGCGCAAGTGTTTAATTGAGCGTGATGTTGTTTAATCTGCTATGCCGCATTGCGGCATTTACACCAACATAACACCACGCTCACACCATTTCTGCGGTTGTTTAGCCAGGCACGCTTTTTAAGCGTTTAATTCTACATAACCGCACCACACTAAAACCATGAACCTCCGCCCCTACCAACAACAACTGATCAACGACATCCGACTGCAGTACCAGCTAGGGCATAAGTCAGTCCTAGCTGTGCTGCCCACCGGAGGCGGCAAAACGGTGTGCTTTAGCTACATCGCAGAGCAAGCCAGCCGCAAGGGCAATCGCGTGCTGGTGCTGGTGCACCGGCAGGAGCTGCTAGATCAGGCCAGCCGCGCTATGCCCATGCCGCATGGCCGCATCAGTGCTGGCCGCAGCATGGATCTCAGCTATGCCGTGCAAATTGCCAGCGTGCAAACCGTTGCCCGCCGGCTGCACCTGCTGCCGCGTGATTTCTTCCAGCTTCTAGTGGTGGATGAGGCGCACCACACCACTGCCGGCACATGGGCCAAGGTGGTTGAGCACTTTTCACAAGCCAAGCTGCTGGGTGTAACGGCAACACCGATCCGCTCGGATGGCCGCGGCCTAGGCGAGCACTATCAATCCATGGTGCAAGGCCCAACAGCGCAGCAGCTCACAGATGCCGGATTCCTTGCGGTTGCCAAGGTGCTGGCACCGCCGGGCTTCGATAGCACCGGCCTGCGCAAGCGCATGGGTGACTTCGACCCCAAGGAGGCTGAGCAGCGCGTCGGCACGATCATGGGTGACTGCCTTGGCCATTACCGCAAGCACCTGCCAGGTCAGACGGCGATTGCCTTCTGTTGCTCAGTGGCCCATGCGGAGGCAGTGGCAGCACTCTTCCAGTCAGCAGGCATCGCCGCGGCCAGTATTGACGGCAGCATGGATACCACGCAGCGCCGGCAGCTGCTGCAGGACCTAGGCACCGGCAAGCTCAAGGTGCTGACATCCTGCGCATTGATCGGTGAAGGAGTGGACGTGCCAAGCGTCGGCGGCTGCATCCTGCTGCGGCCTACGGCATCAGTGGCGCTGCACCTACAGATGATCGGCCGATGCTTGCGCCCGCAACCTGGCAAGCGCGCCGTAGTGCTCGATCACGTCGGCAACACGCTCAGGCTTGGCCACCACTTAGAACCACGAGATTGGACCCTAGATGGCATCAAAAAGCGCGACCGCGAGGCAGCGCCATCGGTCAAGGTGTGCCCGCAGTGCTTTGCCACTAGCGCCAGCGCTGTACAGGTGTGCCGCGAATGCGGCCATGTGTTTGCGCCACAGGAGCGCCGCGAGCTGCAACAGGTTGATGGGGAGTTGGTGGAGATGGCAGTGGCTAAGCGGCGCGAGCAGGGCGGCGCTCAAACGCTGCAGCAGTTGATCGCGCTAGGTCAGCAGCGGGGATACAAAAATCCAGTCGCATGGGCAAAGCACGTCTTAGCCGCACGCCAAACCAAAGGACAATGGAGCAAGGTCAGATGAGCAAGTTCTGCATTGATTTAGAAGGCATGATGCTGCCCGATGCGATTGCGGCAGTCGTTGAGGCTTGGTATGAGGCGCAGAATGCGGAGTCAGCGGCTGACTGGGTTGAAGATTTACGCCTGCAAATCAAGCGCGAATTTGGCCGTGGCTGGAGTGTTCGTGGCGTTGGTGCTACGAAGTTAAATCCAGAAGGCAGATGCCAGCTCACGCGCATTGCGCCAGATAGAAGTCGCAGCTCGGTAATTATTCCTGTTGAATGGCGTGCGCTAAATGCTCAATTAATTTACGATTGGGTCAAAGACATTTGTACATTTGCAGATCCTCGTTACGAATGCTCCTCGTTGCAGGATGCTTTTGTAATGGCAGACTGTTATCAAACTAAACTTCAAAATGTAAAATCAAAGAAAATGCAATGCAACAGTGCCTTCTGAGCAAACCATCCAGCAAGAAATCCGCATCGCCTGCAGCAACGGTGACACGCGCCTGTTCCGCAACAACACCGGCACGCTGAAAGACCAGAACGGCCGGCCGGTGCAGTTCGGTCTATGCAAGGGCAGCGCTGACCTGATCGGCTGGAAGCGCGTCACCATTACGCCCGAAATGATCGGCAGCACCGTGGCGGTATTCCTATCCATAGAGGTCAAGACCGCGACCGGCAGGCTGCGCCATGAGCAGCAGCAGTGGTTGGATGCGGTCCAGGCGGCTGGTGGCATTGCCGGCGTGGCGCGGTCGGTCAGCGATGCAGAGGCATTGTTAAGAGATGTTGCACAGGGTTGACCACGGCGGCACATGGTGTACAGTGGTATCACGAGGGGAGAGGATCCCTCGGTAAACCGAACCTCCGCGGAACCGGGTACACGACGCGTCACCACGAGCCCAACACGCCCTAAGTAAGGCTGCACCGCCGGTTGGCCCGGCACACCATTGATCCTTGAAAACCGAATACTCGCGGGAGTCGTTCCGCTCCGGTGGTGGCCTTCACCCGGCACCCATGAGTCCCGCCGGGGGCTCACCCACCAACCGGAGATCCCATGGACGACATCACCCGCAACGCCCTCGCCCGCGAGGCCGAAACCGCAGCGTTAATCGCTGAGGTGGACGCGGCCTTCGAGGCGTGGAGCCGCTCCACCGAGCAGCTGCTCACGGTGGCCCAAGAGGCCATCGCGCTGGCTGACTCAATCGAGCACGATCTGGGCAACGCCCAGGCCGCGCTTGAGGAGTGGTTCTAAGGGCACCGCCCCTTCGGGGGCGCAAAAATTTAGGCCATAAGCCGGATAGTGCGCCCCGGATCCTCAATCACCTCAAGCATCATGCGTGCACTGATCACTGCAGCAATCCTGCTGCTGTCGCCTGCTCAAGCACGGCAGGTAACTGCCACCGTCTACGACGGCTGGTATCACGGGCGCACCACGTACTGCGGCGGCACCTACCGCCACTGGGACGTGTCGGCCGCCCATCCATGGCTGCCATGCGGCACGCGCGTCACGGTGCAACATCGCGGGCGCCTGCTCACCGTGCCCGTCACTGACCGCTGCGACTGCGGGTCGCTGGATCTCAGTGCCGGAGCCGCCTACCGCCTAGGCGTGCCGCTAGATGGCACAGCAACTGTGTCGATCCGTTACTGATCACGGTTGACCACGGCGGCAGATGGTGTAGGATATGGGGACAGCAGGCAACCAGTCCTGCACCCCACCCCGAGAACCATGACCAAGAAACAACCCCGCCTCACCGAAGCCGAGCAGCTGGCTCGCGCAATCCGCCTCCGCGAGCGTGACCGCGCTGAGCGCGCTGCGGAGGAGGCCCGCACCAAGGCCTTCCTCAAAACCTGCTGGTGGTTTGACCAGACTCTGCTCGACGACTGAGCCCACGCGGCCCGCCGGAGCCGCTCCCAATCCGGCAACCACACATTGCGACCCCAACCATGCTCACAACCGCACTGCTAGTTATCTGGAAACTGCTGCTGCCACTGCTGGTAGTAGTCGCCGTGATCGACTGGCTCACCGCCTCTGACGACCGCCGCATCCGCGTACTGCGCCGCACTGGCCTGAGCCAGAAGCGCATTGCCGACCGCCTCAACCTGTCCACCTATCGCGTCCGTAAGGCGCTGATGGCATGAACAATCTGAACCGCTTTGCCGTGCTGGCAATCATCTTCGGTGTCTGGGCAATGGCCTACGACACCGGCCGCCAGCAGCCCGCCTACAGCCATCACGCCTGCCAAGAGCAACTCAAGCCATGACTGAAGCAGACATCTACTGGACATTCGCCACCGCCTACCAGCACGGCGGTGGCTTCTTCCAAGCGCTAGCGCACGCTGGTCTCAAGGCTGACCCCGGCAACAAGCGCCGTTTGCTGGATGCGTTCCCCGAGCTGGTCGCCACCTATGGCACCGCCAGCCGGATGCATCGCCAGATGCGTAGTGGAGCAGCAGCGTGACCAGCTCGCGTGCATGGGTGACTGATCGCCCGCCAACTAGGAATGACGCTGACAAGGAAAGCCGCGTTGACCTTGCCAAGTACCCAGAAGGCGACTCATCCGTTCAAGTCAACTGGAAGCAAGTCGGCGCCGGCGCTCGTTGGCGTCCAACCAAAAACTGGCAGAATCCTGCGATTGCAACTCAACTGCCAATCTCCATCTCCGAAACATGCGGCGCTTGCCGCTACTGGCGGAAATGGGCAAAACCCGGCGGCGAATGCCGACGCAATGCGCCGCAAGCCGTAATGCTTCACGCCGACATAGACGACACAGAGCACATCGCCTACTGGCCAGGCACTGATGACGCCGACTGGTGCGGCGAATGGGAGGCACGCCAATGACGCTATCCAATGAGCAGTACCACGCCGATCCGGCGGTCAGCGCCAGTCACCTGCACGCAGTGGCCAAGTCTCCCTACCACTACTGGAGCCGCTACCTCGATCCCAAGCGCAGCGCACCCGAGCCGACTGCCGCTATGCGGCTTGGCTCACTGGTGCATTGCGCAGTGCTCGAACCGGGGGAGCTAGCAGGCCGCTACGGCGTGTGCGGGCCGCGCAACACCAAAGCCGGCAAGGAGCAGGCTGCTGACATGGCAGCCGCTGGCATTGAAGCCGTCACCGGCAGCGATATGGAGCTGGCATTGGCAATGGCCGATGCCGTCCGCAGTCACCAAGCTGCTGCAGAGCTGCTGCGTAATGGCAAGGCTGAGCAGTCCTTCTGGTGGGATGACGCTGCTACTGGGCTGCGCTGCAAATGCCGCCCTGACTGGTACGACGGCGCAACTGTGGTGGATCTCAAGACCACCACGGATGCCGGCCCTGGCTTTGCCCGTAGCGTGGCTACCTTCCGCTACCATGTGCAAGCGAGCCACTACCTAGCTGGCTTGCACGGTGCTGAGCGGTTTGTGTTTTTGACCGTCGAGAAGACTGCTCCGTACGCGGTTGCGGTCTACGAGCTGGACGCCGCAGCCTTGGCTGCTGGTGATGAGCTACGGCAACGTGACATGCGCGTGATTGCCGACTGCCAAGCCACCAAGGAGTGGCCGGGTTACGGCGACACGTGCCAACCGCTCAGCCTGCCTTCATGGGCATTAACTGCCAACCCAACTATCACATCCGATGACTTCTAGCATCACGCTCTGGACACCAGAGCAAACGCAGCTGATCTCCACCACCATTGCGCCTGGCTGCAGCAATGACGAGTTGCGCCTGTTTGCCTACGCCTGCCAGCGCACTGGGCTGGATCCATTCAGCAAGCAGATATACGCCATCAAGCGGGCTGGAAAGATGACCATCCAAGCCGGCATCGACGGCTTGCGTGCCATTGCCGAGCGCACCGGTCAGCTTGACGGCAGCGAAACCTACTGGTGTGGTGAAGACGGCGTATGGGCTGACGTATGGCTTGGCAGCAAGCCACCTGCCGCGGCCAAGACCATCATCCATCGCAAGGGCAGCCAGCATCCATTTGTTGGCGTTGCACGCTTTGCTGACTACAACGCCGGCCAAGGCTTGTGGTCCAAGATGCCTGCCGCGATGATCGCCAAGTGCAGCGAGGCCCTCAGCCTCAGGAAGGCCTTTCCCGCCGACATGTCCGGTGTCTACAGCACCGATGAGATGCAGCAGGCAGAGGTGGAGCCGGTGACCGTGACCGCTGCGCCCGCGCTACCAGCAGGCGATGCCAAGCTGTTCCAAGCGGGTAAGGCTGCGATTGCCAAGGCCGACACGCTGGACAAGCTGCAGGAGGTGGTAGCGCGCATGGATAAGCGCAAGCCTGATCTCAGCGATGAGCAAAACGATGAGTTGCTGCGCCTTGCTGTAGAGCGCGAAGCGGTGCTATCCGACACGCCATCGGAGGATCCCTTCGCTGATGACTGAACCATTCCTCACCACTGACGAACTGGCAGCACGTTGGGGCCTGAAGCCAGCAGCCATCAAAAACCAACGTGCACGTGGTATTGGCCCTGCCTATGTCACTGCACCGCGCATTGGTCTACCGGCTGGCACGCCGCGCGTTCGCTATCCCCTCGCACAAGTCTTGGCTTTTGAAGAAGCCAATGGCATTACACCACTGAACTGACATGAGCCTTTACGCAACCGGCATTGTTCGCATCATTACCGACCCGCAACTGCGTGCTTTTGAATCTGGCACCATGGTTGCCAACTTCGCTGGTGGCATCCAGGAAGGCAAAGACAAAGACGGCAACTGGATCAATAACGCAATCGACTGCGAGATCTGGGGCAAATCTGCTGAGCTGATCGTTGATAAGCTCAAAAAAGGCGACAGCATCCTCGTGACCGGTGCCGTACGTCGGCAAGAGTGGAACGACAAGGAAACCGGTGCCAAGCGCAGCAAGCATGTGCTAAGCATCCAGCGCTTTGAATTCATGCCACGCGGCGCAGCAACCACTAGCGAGGAGCCTGTGTTCTGATGAATCAAACCACACTTGATATTGCATTCAAGGAGTGGTGGGAGGCGTCTTACGGGCGCACTCCCGGCACCCATGCAGTAATGACACACGTGGCATTTGCCGCGCATATTCTTGAACTCCTGGAGCTAATGCAAAATGATCAACCACAAAACTGAGCAGCGCCGTGATGACTACTTGCAGTGGTTGTACGAGCAAAGCGGCCGCACATGCTGCACCTACACCGGGCTGTATCAACAGCGCATTGCTGATCTGATCCGCCGCGACATGGCAGAGGCTTTAGGTGATGAGTGATCTCGTCAACCATCCGCCGCATTACAAGCACGGCGACATTGAGTGCATCCAAGCCATTAAGGCAGCACTTGGTGATGACGGCTTCCGCGCTTACTGCAAAGGCAACGTCATCAAATACCTATGGCGCGCTGAGCACAAGGGCAATGCCGATCAGGATTACGGCAAAGCCGATTGGTACATGCGCAGGTTGCTGCTGCATGTAGATGAGTGATCCGTTTAAGCGCGGCGAGGCAAACTACGCCGCGTTTCTTACAGAAGATCACGTGCGCGAACTGCGCCAGTTGCGTGTTGCTGGTAACAGCTACAGACAACTAGCAGAACGCTACGGCATCGACAAGAAACACGCATGGCGCATCTGCCAACGCATTGCATGGAGCTGGCTTGAATGACACAACAACACCCCATCACCCCACCGCCGGAGCTGGTGCGGCAGTGGTTTCTTGGCGCCAAGGCGATGCCTGTTGACCAGTGGGTAACTGATGTAGCCACCCAGGCCGCCCAATGGGGCGCCGACCAAGAGCTGGAGGCGTGTTGTGAGTGGCTAGAGGAAGAAACCCCGGAGCCATATATCAACGCACTCCGTGCTGCCCGCCGCCCATCTCTGAAGCCGCCGAGCCTGAAGGAGCAGGCGCTAGAGCAGTTGGATGGAATTGCAACCGTATTCCGAATGACTCACGGTGGCAACCTCGTATGTGACACCATCCGCCGCGCCCTGGAGCAACTCGATGACTGAGCTTTCACCCGCCGCACAGGCAGTGTTTTGGGAATTCAACAGGGCGTTTGACTGGGTTCAAGATGGTGTTCCAGGGCCTCAGTACAAAGCTATTGCTGCTGTTCTGCGAGCTGTTGCGGATCGGGTGGTGCCAGATCAACAAGAGCCAATCAGCTCGCCGCACATGGGCAATTTCATCTCTCATGTGCAGTGGCGCCAATCTCAGGCTATCCGCACACAACTCCTCGCTATCGCTGATGAGCTTGAATCCCAGTAGCCAAGATCACTACCCACTCAACCAATGACAATCCTCTGCGACTACGAGATCAAAGCGCTGTGCACCGACGGCATGGTGCCGAACTACGACGAGGCATTGATCAATCCTGCCAGCCTTGA